CTATGAAACTAATCCCTGCTGAAGTTGCTGAACCTGCAACAGTAGCAACCCCTCTTACCGACTCATTAAAGGTTAGCTGTACCGTATTATTACTTCCTATCAATACAGTTTCAGGTTGATGTAATTTTGCTCCTTCAGAAGTTAAACCATCAAAAATCCAAGGTTGAACCAGTACATAAGGACTATTCAAATTATGTGTAATCGTCCATGTTTTCGATGCATATTGTTGAAAATGAGAATAAGTTTTTTCTGCCCCACTTCCCCCTGCTGAAATATATTGTGACCCCGTAAAAAATGTATTAAAGTACCCTGCAAAAGATAAATCATATAAAGGAATTGAATTTCCTACTCTGTCAATTACTGCCTTTGGAGCAATTAATTCTTGATAACGAGCATATTTTGAAACAGGTCTGACATACTCCCAATTTCTAACAAGTTCATCAATCAAATCTTCACTGATTATAAAATTTTGATCTTCATATAAGTCACCTAAAGGTTCTGTTGATAGATCAATTTCTACTTTATAGTGGGGAGTTATGACAGGATATCCAGAAGTGGCAACTGTTTGAGTATAACTTACATTATTAATGGAAAGACCAAGAACCTTTCCCGTAAAATGACCTACAACCCCTGTTCTTATACCATTTAAGGCCCATAGATAATTAAAAGTCACTGCAAATGAAACTGTTATATGTGTAATAGTCTCTAGTAAATCCTCATCCCACCTTCTTTTTTTACTATAGACTTTGACTGTCAGAGTTGCCCCGTTCCTTTCTATAATAAGATAGTATGGAGTATCAACAGCATATGCATATGTGGATGAAGTTGTATAGGTGAATCCAAGAAATCTTTCAATGACATTAATGGTCAAAGCACTATCTTGTTTTGCCTGTAATACAAGATAATTACTTGTATGATCGGATATCATTTCAAGTTCATTACTCAAACCCCAAAATACAATATTACTTGGATCATCTGCTAAAGAACTTACCTCAAATCCCGTTGAATGAACAAAATCTCCACTAAATGAACTTGCACTAGTAACCATTCCTTGAAGTGATAATCTTTGAGGATCATAATCAGTTATATTAATTTCATCTTCTCTTATATCTCCTACAGAACAATTCAAAACTATATTTTCAAATAATAAATAATTTTCTCCTAGTCCCGTAGTCCATTCATATGTCCCACATACCCCTGTTGGAGCTTCCAAAGCATGAACAGGATAATTAGCAGGATCATATTGAGAATACCATAAATCTCCTGCTCCACCACTAGGTTGAGTACCATAGAACTCTAAGAAATGATGATCTTCAAAATCATCTACAACATCATCAAGATTTTGAGAACACCATTCCCCCCATCTCTCAAATACATTCAGTTTGTTTTTTGTGTTAGATAAGAAAACCTTATATATGATATATAAGGCATTATATGTTCCTACTCTTTTTAAAAAATATGGAAGATTTTCTACCCATTCCCTTAAAGGTAGTTCATTAAGAATGCTTTCACTAACTTCTATACCGTAAGTATTGGACATATAACCTAACCATCTAAGGTCTATTTCTCTAGCATCTAGCATAGACCAGAAAGTTTTAGTCATATTGTACATTTCATGATGAATTTGATCGAAGTATACCTTCAACCATTCAGCCATATTAATTGTCTGATTATGAGTAGGAAGACCAGCTAGAGTAAAATCTTTTAACCCTTCAAACTCAATTGAATAAGTATTAATTTCATTGCTTATAGGCCAAATTTTACCAAAAAACATAAAAGTTTTTTCTTGATTGGTATAATCGTGATATGAATCATCCTGTTCAGGTCTTGCCAACCAATAATGGAAGAAAGAATCCTTCCTAAAATACATTTCATTTCCGATTTCAAAAGCACTAGAAGCAACTGAAAAAGTAGATTCAAGTCCTTCATACGTCATTTTGAATCTATTTCCCGTTATCTCTTTAATCTTAAATCTATGCCCTACATATCCCCTTGTGGCATTGTTTTCATATAATATAGACCATAGACCACCTTCAGAAACAACTGTCTTATTTGGCCCAATCAGAAACGATTTTTGATTTCCTGCTCTTACAGCAACTAATATATCAAAATAATCAGAAAGTAACTTATAATTAGGATCACTAAACTTTCCCATTTAATTTATCTTCCTCAATAACTCATCCATCTTTTTTTTGACTTCCTTCCTTTCTTTTACAACTTCATCATATTCTCTTTGCAAATCTCTATCAGAAGGATTCACTCTCATTCGTCTTCTTAAAGAAGTAATATCACTTGTAAGCTTATCATACATAAATACATAAAATTTATAGTCATTCTTTATCTGAATGCTCTGTATTGCACCTGCAACTTCTATTTCAACTCTTTCGATTTCACCATTGACCCTTTTATTAGTTGCATAATGACTTTCAAATGCCCATAAACCACCAAGCAAAGAAAGAACTGCTGCAATTACTCCCAAGGTTGTCATTAATTTTTTAGTAAACAAATTTTAATATTCCTCTAAAATCTTTACTGTATCTTCTGATAGATATGGAAACTGATTAAGCCCTAACTTAACAGGTCTTAACTTATTGTCTCTATCTGTCCAAGGTGGATCAACCCATCTTGGATAAAATTTAGAGTCATAATTATAAATTGTCTTATTACTATTGATATCTCTTATATTTAGATTTCTTATACCCTTGATATTATCAAAATTATCATCAGGGGAAACATTACTTGTATCTAATAAATATTCAACAATATCATTAAAATCTACTTCACTATTAAACAACTGGTTTTCAGGTCTGAAGTAATAAATCAATTTATTTTTAACGTCATTTGCTATATCTACAAACTCAAATATTCTTTTCTTCCTAACCCCAATTTCAAACGTAAAATAAACCAAATCAGGAACTTCCATAATCTCATAAGCTGAAATCATCTTCCTTGATTTTAAATATTCAAGCAACTCTGTTTCCCATGAAGTAGAATAAATTGTAGGAACTAAAATACCGTTATCAGTATTACCCCAATCAGTAGTCATAGTTCCTAATGAAGTTTGTAAAGTATTATTTCCATATTCTTCAGGAATAACACTGATATGAACAATATTATACTCTTGTGGGTCTCCTGCCCCTGAAGGAACTAAATCTTGTTCTCCATATGCATTTGCTTTGACCACATCAGACCTTGCAGATAAATAAGAATTATATGCCACTGAATTCACATCTCTAAATTGAGACCTCAAAGCAGAAGCAGAATTAAATCTTATCTCATCTACAGTTTCAGGTGCATCAGCCCCGATGCTAGCAGCACTTGAAGATATTGTTATTACATCATTACTTAGATTAAATGGATTTCCTGCCCCATTCCCTCCGTCATATCCTACCCTAGTCAGAGTAATTAATTCATCATCTACAATAGTCCATGTCTCATCAACATCAGCACCAATGCTTCCATTAGTTCCCAAGCTATCTATGACTCTTACATCTATACTATCATCCACTGTAGGAACATTTCTTGATGAATTAAAAACTACTTTATTTCTTCTATACCTATCATAGACAAACATAAAAACATTATCTGATATTTCAGGAATTACATCCAAATAAAAATCTGATAATCTAGTCCATTCAGTATCATTTATCGTTACTCTAATACTTGGCAATGCATCTGTTAGATCATCATCATATGAATATTCTGTGGGAAGAATTAACTCATTATCAATTAAATCATCACCTGTATATCCCGTTATATCGGTTATCTGTCCTTGCCTTACTGGAACTGCAATTGTTGCCCAATTTCCACTTGCTGTAGCTTGAACTGAAGCTGTTGTAGCAAATAAAATTTCATTGCCTTCTTGTGCATCTTGTCTTCCCGAATTTAACTGTTTCCAAGGTAAGACTCTAAGTACATCTCCTGCTTGTGTACCTGATACTGATACCTGCAATGTACATCTAGCTGATCTTGTGCCTTTAGGTTCATAACCAACTTGTCTTGCTAATCGGTTTGCAGCTTCATAAACATCAGCCGTTTCAAGAAAAGTATTCTTTGCAACTTTGTTCATGAAAAAAGTATTTAGTTCACTTACATAGGCATTCAATTCCATTAAGATTGAAATATTAGAACCTTCAAAATCATAATCCTTAAAAATATCACTATTTTTAAGTTCCTCCTTGAACTTTTCAATCAAAGAAAGGAAGTCTATTGATAAGTATTCAGGTGTAAATTCTGCCATAATGTACTCCTTACCTTGTTAATATAAAATCTATAGATTCCACATCATCACTTCCCGTAATCGTGAATTTCAGTTTACATCTATACAAATTTTGATCATGTACTGGTTCAATATCAAATCCCGTTATTTCAATCCTTGTTTCCCAAATTCTAATTGCAGAAAGTAAATTTTCAGCAATCAACCTTGCAGTAATCTCATCAATAGGTTCAAATAATAATCTGGATATATTAGAAGCAAAAGTAGGCAACATTCGTCTTTGCCCCTGTATTGTCAAAATTATATTACTTATACTATTGAAAATGGCATTAACATCTATATCCCTTTGGATATCTCCATCAGGCTGTTTTTCAAAATTGCCATCATAGTCACTCCAAAAAACTCTATCTGCCATCTTCTTTCCTCTTTGGATTTATTTTAATTAAATATATTTCTCTATTCTTATTTATATTTGGATTACTATTATTTTCAAATTTTTCAGTAATTAATGTAGGTTTAGTAATTTTTCTTGAAAATAAAATTCTTTCTTTATTCTTCTGATAGTACTCTTTATTATATTCTTTTACTTTAAAATTATTTTTTTTCTTCCATTTTTCTATTGCTTTCTTAGTTGCTTTATTTCCTTTTAAAGTACAAGAATATCCACTTCTGATATCTCTCATACAATCTCTGCAATAATAATTTTTACTGTCAAAAGTTCTTGAGAGTTTTCCGAATTTACCTATCTTTCTATTCCTACCACAACATATACATATCTTTTTCATCTTTAAATAATTCATATCTTGTGCAAGATATCATTCTTGCACAAGATATCTCTCTATTGATTAGTAAAATTCATCACTGCACCCGGAGCATCATATGTTTGAGTTGGTATATTATCAGCAGGTGGAACATATAGTTGCCTAGTTACATTTACTGTATTTGATTTACCACTTGCATCTACAGTATTGTATGCCTTAACCCAAATATCATATTGAATATTCAGCTTGAAATAATTATCCGGTATTTCCTTTTGAGTTGAAGTAATCCCCGGAACATCCATACTAAAAATTTCCGGTGGATTAGTAGTTTCAGCCCATTGTAACAAGTACCCTGTTACAGAAGTGTCCGTATGTTCATCCCATGCAAACATTGTTGCAAATACAGGTGAACATAATAATAAAACGATTGCTAATATCATTGAACCTTTTTTTTTCATTTTTCTTTCTCCTTCTAGTATTTATTTTTCGGATTTACCGTAGCAGGTAAATTTATTACTTCATCAACATCTGCTTGAATTTCTAATTGAAGTGCATCAGACCTTTGTTTATAAGCATCTAAATTAGTATTTAAATCTCCATTAAATCCTGTCATTAACCTTTGATGATCAAAACTTCCATCTTCAGCCAAATACAAATCATCTATAACTGTATCAACTCTTTGTTCCAATGCATCCACTTGAGCAGTATACTTTCCCGTACCATCCAAACTAGTAATACATTGAATCTTCCCATCTATACCACCTATTAACCTATAAATATCCCTGCAAAGTTTCCAAAGTTTTTGAAGTAATTTCATTAAAAGATATTCAGCCAAAGCTAAAATCTCTGCAATCAAATCCATTGCATCTTCAAGATTTCCAAGTATATCCCTAAGATATCTCAATACTCCCCTCAAAGCATCATTTAAACAATCTTCTACAAAATCATTAATAGGTTCAAGGTCTGTCTTGCTTGCACATATAGCTTCCTTGGTAAATGCCGATAATGCACTTTCAATTTGACTATAAGGTGAAATATTTTCAGGAAGAAAAGCAAGCCCTTGTTCCCTGAAAGATGCAACAAATGGTAGTATAGTCCTTGATTGTTTCTCAAGAGTACCAACAGTCTTATCAAGTGCATCCAATATGATCTGAAAAGGGTCTAAGTTATTTCCTGCACCTGCATCACAATTTCCCATAATTTTTATCTCTCCTATATTGGTATGTCTATGCCATTGCATCCCAAACAGAAAAATCTTCATCAGCATTCAACATAGCATTTCCTTGAGGATTAACTAATTCATCAATTCCATGTCTTCTCATTTTTACCTGAACCTTCTCTATTTCATCCTTTACACTCATGATAGTATCTCTTGCTTTAGGTAATTTATCATATGCTTTTCTGAATCTCTTATATAATTGATCATGAAGTTTTTCTTTATCAACTGCTTCTGTAAGATATTGTTGCATTTTCATATTTATATTCCCCTTAACTAGGTGGGTCTGTATTACTACTACCTGAATCAACCCCACCATGAATATGAGTCTTCAAGCTGATTCCATCAGCTATCACATCACCACCTGTAACTATAATATCACCACTTTCTAATCTTATAGTTCCTGTAATTACTCCACCTTCACCACCACCATCTCCTGCTACTGATAGAAATCCTGATATATAAACAGGCCCAACTAAATTTATTGTTGGAGCAGTTAATGTAGACGTTCCGACTACTGTTACCACTAAATTTCCACCTATATTTTCTATTTTATTACCAATAATCGTATTTATTTCATTACCACCTACATCTTTTGTTTTACTGCCAGTAATATCATCTGTCTTATTACCACCTATATTTTTTGTTTCATTTCCAACAATATCAATACTTTTATCCCCACCTATTTCTTCATTTTTATCTACATCTATATCTTCAGTTTTACTCCCACGAATAGATTGAGACATATCTCCATCAATTTCTTCTTCTTTATCCCCACCTATTTCAATCTGCTCATCTAAATTTACTTTTCTTTTATGATTTGCATCAATAGTAAGATTCCTATCCTGTTTTATATGAATATTTTTACCCTGTGTTACTATCTCATATTTCTGTCCACCATTCTTAATCACCATATTCCCTTCATTATCAATTTCAATGAAGCTATTAGATGGATGATAAATATTTAGTCTTGTAGCCCCAGGAGTAGAATCCAATTCAATTGTAATTCCCCCATGAGTAGCTATTACATGATTGTGTGGATATCTTGCTGCATAAGGTGATTCAGGTTCAGACCAACTATTACCTAAAGCTGTAGGGACTCCTATATCTCTCTCAGTATTCTTTGTCTCAACTAACGTGCCTTCAGATTTCCCTCTTGCCAATCTATGTACATCAGGTTCACCTAGCCTATATTTTGTGGGATATTCTCCTTTAGGGTCTTTAAATCCATCATTTTTACTCGTAACTCTGTTACTATTGGAATATGCTTCTTTACTTTCCGGTATCCCCGGCATTGATGCAAAATATCTTGGTTCCAATACATTCCCATTTTCAAAAAATAACATCACATGAGAACCCTGAAGTGGAACATTCCATACTCCAAACCCACTTACAGAACCTTCATGAATAAGCAAACATGGTTCAGCCCACGGCAATTCATCTACAGGAATTCCTTCTGTTTCACTTTTAATTATATTTGGAGTATGCAAACCATGAATTCTCACTCTAACCCTTCCTGCTTTCAAAGGGTCTACATTATCTTCCACAACACCCCTATAGAATCCGGTTATCCTTTCAACTTCTATCCTTAAATCCTTTGGTGGACTCTTAAACATATTATCTCCTTAAAATGGTCTTTTGACTCTTATCTTGATATAAATTAGTTATTTTAGAAGTATAAAGAATCTTGCTTTTGATATTACTATATGCATTCTTAATCAAAACCAATCTTTGCTTATAGTAAAAGGACGATCCCGGATTAAATGAATGTGTTACACTCTTGATAAGATATTTACCTTTCAAAAGATCATTGAATGGTAGATTATTTCCTGTTGCTTTTGCCCAACTAGGCCATTCCACTTCTATTTGCTGTCCTGCATGTCTTTTCTCATGCCCTTCAACAATAAAATTAACAATAAATTGCATATTATATCTTTTAGCCCAATCATTATAAGCTATATTTTGGAGAAGATTATAATCTGACTCTCCTACCATTACATTAGAAGATAAAGTATCATCCATTTGATTATATAAAGTCTTTCTACCCAACATAACAGTATTATCAGCACCATTAGAATAGGTGAATTCACTGTTCATAAGTTTCTTTGTTTTAAAATTCCATCCTTTCCATACCCCACCTCTTAACATTGCATTCGAATTTCTATCAAGACCACTTATCCACCATTCAAGTATTTTATTATCTGATGATATTTTAGCACTAGCAAATTGATATAAATCTTTATCAATCGTCTTTCCTACATCTGCTAACAAATAATTTAATGTCACAAGATTATGTGAAAACCCACCTTTAGTATTATTAAAGCATAAGTATCCACTTGTTCCTGTAACTTTACCTTCAGCCCTTCTCATTAACCATCTTATAGCAGTTTGAGGATTCCAATATGGAATAACAAAATCAGTCTTATTTGAGCTTTCTTCTATATAAAATTTTCTACCACCTTCTTTAAAAAATACCATATTGTTCAATATTTCCTTCATAATGGTAGAATAGTATTCATCTGTCCAACTTCTACTATACTTTCTTAAATTAAACCCTGAAAAAAAAGGATCAACAAAATACATTGTAATAAGATTTTCATTTTCTTCTTTTATCCCCGGCCCCAACTGCTGAATTCTACCTATTTTCCAAATATCAAAAATTAATTCCCTTCTAATATTTGTCTTGGGACTCCCTTCAACTGAATAAATTAAAGCTATCTTTTCATTTCCTGTAAAAGGCCCATATTCCAAAATATTATATCTATCATTGAAAGTCATAGTACCTGTTATACAAAATTTGAATATGTCTTCAATGAAATATAAATTGGTAATATCTTCATTATTCAAAACTAGATTTTTATTCTCCGTAATAATCATAACAGAAAAAATCTGTTTCTTTAATGAAGCTGTATCTGCCTGTTGATAGTCTGTTTGAGTCATTAATCCTCTGCAATTTTTTCAAGGTCTGAAGTCAGAGTATAGACATATTCATCCCTTAAAACATTTAGTTGATCTCCATTTTCTAGTTCTTCAAATGGATTCACTATATTATTTAGCAATGCTATTACCCACCATAAATAAGGTGTCTGATAAAGATTAAATGAAACATTATCCCAATACTCTCCATTAGACACTTCATATGTTTCAAAAAATGCCACATCAGTAAAAACATCTTCATTAGCAATATAACTTCTAAAGATATTTAGAAATTTAGTTTCTCTATCTTCATCTAGTAAAACATTAAAAAGACGTAAAAAGCTAAAAGAACTTTTCTCAACACCCGTTAACTCAAAAAAACTTTGCTCATCATAGGTTGTAACTGACATATTATCTCCTTAAATCAATAGTCTTGCCACAATGAGGGCAAGTCAAACCCTTATTAAGACCCTTTCTACCTCTCCCCCCATGAGGATGCATTGCTGTATAAGTCATAGTTCCAACACCATCTTCAGATTCAGTGATTCTAACATCTTCTAATTCTGATATATTTCCATCTTGATCCCTTATCAGCATCTTATCCATTTTTTTGCTATATCCCTTTTGATCCTTATCCGATTTAGATAAAGCTCTAGCATAAACTTTATCCAATGTTTCTACTTCTTTATAAGTAACCTTTTTATTTAGATATTTTTCCATTTGATCTGAAGTTGCCATAGAGAAATTCCCCCTTTTTTTCATAAAATAAAAAAAGATTATAAAAATCCACAAGATATAAAAATCCTACTAATTACTATTTATATAATTTAATTAGATTTTTTGATAAGGAAGGGGAAAAAAGAAAAAGAAAAAGGGGATGGAAAAATCCCATCCCCCTTTAGTGGAGTGAAGTGGAGTGAAGTGAATCTAAGAGTCTGCTAGTTTTCTACTATGCCTTTGGTATTGAAAATATCCGGTTCAGAACCAGAAGCAAAGATATCAGGTGCAATGCCTGTATCCCATTTTTCTTCAGTTTGAAGTTCTAAATCTTCAGGATCAATCACAAATTCATCTTCTGAAAACAAATCATCAAATGGCATTGTTAAACTCCTTTATGTTTAAATTTAATTCCATTTTCAAATCATATCATATCATCGAAAAAAGAAATTGTCAACCTTTTTTTTCAATGCCTTAAATAATTGTTATCCTTGATATAATGGTCTAATAAAATCTTCATATACTCTCATGTATTTTTCTCTGTAATCTTCTTGAGACCCTGCTGATATATCGTCTTTAGTAGAGTGTGCAATAAACCATGCATTATTTTCAGGAATGCCCACATATCCCATTTTAAAGCATTTTAATAAAAATGCATAGTCCAACAGCCTTTTGTATTTATTATCCGTTACAAGGCCCACTTGCTCAATCACATTTGATCTAAACAATGAATTCGAACTGATATAATTACATTGAACCAATCTATTTATATCAAATGGCATGGCAGGAAAATCCACATTTAAATGACCTTTGAATTGAAAAGTTGCATAGCAATATCCAATAGCAGGATTTTTTCTTAACTTTTCATACAAACGGTCTAACATTCCCCTGCCTATTTCTATATCCCTGTCAATCATAATATAGTATGGTGGCAATTTACCAAATTCATTCTTATACCACTTTATTCCCTCTAAAGCATTAGTAGGAATATTATTATTCCCTGAACTTGATAACCAATAGATAGGAGTTTTATTTCTATTCAAAGTTTTCTTGGTAATCTTGCTTACCTTATGATTCGGTAATAAGGGAGTCACCACCAAAATTTCAGGATTTAAACAACTTATATAGACTTTAATCATAATGAAACATTATATCATAGATTTTTAAATTTGTTAATCTTTTTTTTAAATCCACCAATCACTAGCTGATGGAGAAAATCCTCTTGACCAAATTTCTCCATGATATGCTGCTGCTGCTTTCCCATGACCAACATTTATTCTATCTTGGAGAAGATTATGACTCAATCCAGTCAAATAATATTGACTATAACTTTGACTACCAACCATCGAATCAAAAATCCATGTTTTTCCTGCATCTTTACTATAAAATATATAAGGTTGTGGCCCTCTTTCACCTTGTGAATCGAATACTGCTGCCCATACCCAACCTCTATATTTATCATAAAAAAGATCATGTACAGTTCCACCAAGGGCAACGCTAGCCATAGCAGAAACTGCCAATGTCCAAGTATATCCACCATTAACACTTCTCCAAATTTGTGCATTTGGCAGAGTACCAGCTAGTAATACTCCTGCTCCTGATGGATACAGAAGATCACCTATGTACCCTGCTGCTGAAGGTGCAGCAGAAGGAACATAACATAGAGTTTGAATAGTATATTGTGGTTGAGTTTCATCATTTAATTCTGCCTTTTGATCCCAATTAACACCACCATCTGTTGATATCCATATATCTCCATGTGGATTAGTTCCAGCTACTACAATTCCTGTACCTGAAGGCATATACTCCAAAGCTGTAATATTTGCTTGACCATTTAGCCCTCCAACACCTTCACCAGCTTGAACAGTCCAATTATCACCATCATCATCACTATACCATATATGACCTCTATTCTCTCCTGTACAAGCATATACTCTATCTCTATATCCATCATATGCAAGATCATAAAGTCCCTTTTCAGCATATCCATTTATCAGATTTTCTATCCAATTCCAAGTACTTCCTTCATCAACACTTTTAAATAATGATGCTTCGTAATATGTTCCAGCTAGTAAAACCCCACCCCTATCTATACCTGGAATATATATTATTTTTTCAATTGAAAATGCATCATTATCATTAGGGTCTTCAATTACACCTAAATCAACCCAATCCCCTGCATCATAACTTCTGAATGTATGACCTGTCGGACTAGTCCGACAACCAGCAAGCATAACTTCATTAGTAGGATCATACTCTATTGTACCAAAAATAGCTAAATTATAAGCTGTATCTTCATTAGCTACATCCAATATCCATGTTTCAAAAGCTTGTGAACTGCTTGATGAACTAATTGATGAACTGCTTGATGAACTGCTTGAGCTTATACTTGAACTTGAACTTGATTTTAATCCTATATCATAAAGAATTATATCAACACATGATAAACTTGATGAACTTGAACTAGAGCTTGAGCTTGAACTTTCAGAGCTTGAACTTAAAGAGCTTGATGAGCTAGAGCTTGAACTACTTGATGAGCTAGAGCTTGAATTCTCAATACTAAGGTGTCCACCAAGAATAACACTCCTAGTATTATTTTCATCTCTTAATCTAAAAGAATAAGTATGCCCCCAATCTGCTCTTGAAGTATCAAGAACAAACCAAATTTCAGTATCCCAATTTGAAGCATCAGGTATAGGATCAAGTGTACCAGCATCAGGAAGGGTATTATCTCCTACATTAGCATATCCATTAGTTTCTGTATAAGTCGAATCACAAATAAAATTAGTAGTTGACCATGATTGATCATCTGATATGATACCAGAAGATACCCCATAGGCAATCTCTGTTGCTGACCCTATTGCTGTCCATGAGGGAGTTGGATTATCTGTATCATCATTCCAATCTAATTCCCATGAAGCAGGAACAGGGTCTTTAGATGATGAAAAATGAATAGCTATGCATATTTGATCATATCTAGGCCAATTAGGAGTTGTCGCATTATCGAAAGCTGATTCATTTCCCCCTGTAGCATTAGCAAATCTTGTTCCCGTAACATATGAATCATAGTAATATGTTACTAATTTTATGGTTTCTAAATCTTTTTGATCTTCTACTTTAAAATCAATAGGAGTTATAGTATCAAATTTAATCGAATGAACTTCATCACAATAAGGACATGCTATAACAGCATCATGTTCTTTACTTTCAAAAGGTCTGAAATCATATTCTCTATTACACTTACAACATATTATTCTCATCTCACTTCCTCATATTCAATAGAGCAATATTCAGGTATTCCTCTAGGATTATCACAACAGCATCCGAAAGGTCTATAAGACTGTAAAGTACATGATATTTCATTAGCAATCTCTAAATATGGACAATGCCCATTCTCATCATGACCAAAAACTATTGGAAAATCCATACAACATTTGCCACATCTAACACATCCCTTTTTAAGAACAAACCAATTTGCTTCAGGTTGCTTTTCAGCAATCATACTACTTGCTGAAAAAACCCTTAGTACTCTTTTATCATAACCTTCAGGTATAGTTATTTTTATTTTCTTCATTTTGATGGAGCACCACTTTTTGACCAAATTTCAGCATTACCAGCAGCTATTTTACCAAGACCTACTATTATTCTCTCATGTTTTCTATCATATATTAAACCATGAGCATTATTATAGGTAAAATCCCTATCTAATGACCACGTTTTACCACCATCAGGACTTTTCCATACTTGTCCATCAGAAAATGTAGTTGCATAAACATAAATAGGTGAATTAACAAGCCTATAAACTCTATCTTGTCCTGGTGATTCTAGTGATAATTGTTTCTTTTTTACCCAAGTATTTCCAACATCCACACTTCTCCAAATTTCACCTTGTGGATATGTACCTGCTAGTATTGCCCCTGCACCTGAAGCAGGGTATGATGCTGAAGGAATATACTCAAAACTAAATACTCTTGATTGAGAACTAAATGTATATATTCTATTCCAATTATCTCCACCATCATAACTTCTCCATATTTCTGCTTTTGTGCCATTTGTTGTTCCAGCAAATAAAATTCCACTTCCTGAAGGAAAAAATTGAAGTGCATATATAGAATTTTGTGATGGAGTCTCACTTGCAAAGTTCTTTTGCAGAGTCCATGTTTCTCCTGCATTATCACTCTTATAAATCAGTCCAGCAGTCTCCCCTGTACATGCAAGAAAACGCTTATTATAAGAATCCCATGCCACATCAAATACATATTGGGAAGTAGGAGATGCATCTGAAAAATCTACTATCTCTGTCCAATCTGCACCACCATTCAAACTTCTCCATATTTGAGCATTATTTTGTGTACCTGCAATTAAATAGCCCGTTCCTGATGGAGAAAATCCTAGACCCTCAATTCTAGTTTCTGAAATTGCAACTTCCTGATCTACCCACGTTGTAGACCCATCTGTACTTCTATATATCTTTGCATTATGATATGTACCTGCAATTAAATAGCCGTTAATTGAGTCATATACAATATTATTAATCATTACTTCATCAGTAGCAGTATCATCATATCTCCACCCCTCCCATGATTGAGAGCTTGAACTACTACTTGGTAAAAATCCTCTTGACCAAATTTCAGCACTATCAGTTACACCTGCTCCAATAGCTGCAATCATCCTATTATGATCAACATCATATACTAAATCTTTTACCCATGAAGAAGTAGCAATAGCATCTATTTCTTGATCAAGTGTCCATGTTTTGCCACCATCAGTACTTACCCATACTTGTGAATGTTGTGCCGTTCCTACAAAACACATATTACGTTTATGACTATAACCAATAGAATAAACTGTTGTTTCTGCTGTTGCTTCATAAAGCAATTGTTTTACTCTAGTCCATGATTCACCACCATCCACACTTCTCCAAATTTCTCCTACACTAGTAGTACCAGCTAGAGCCACACCTGCCCCTGAAGCAGGATATGGATATGATGCTGATGGAATATATTCAAAACTCCAAATAAATTGTTGTGATGGAGAATCAAAAACTTTCTTTTGAGTCCATGATTCACCACCATCCAAGCTTTTATATATTTCACTTACATTATTATCTGAGATTCCTGCCAATAGAATTCCTGTTCCTGAAGGAATATATAGAAGTTTTGTAGTTCTATTAATACTAGCATCTGGAAAATTATATCTAAATGTCCATGTATTACCACCATCATCACTAGTATAAATCAATCCATCATTATGCCCCGTACCTGCAACAAATCGTTTATTATAAGAATCATATACAATTTGATATAGAGTAGAAGCAATAGGTATTTCTTCTGAAAAATCTGCCTTTTTAACCCATGTTTCCCCACTATCCAAACTTTTCCATACTTGAGCATCACCTGCACTACCTGCTAACAAAATTCCACTTCCAGAAGGTGCAAAACATATTGTATCTATTTGATTTTGTGATGGTGATTCAAAGAAAAGTTCTTTCTTCTTCGTCCATGTTAGAGACCCATCTGTACTTTTCCATATTTGAGCACCCGTAGTAGAACCATCCCCTCTTGTGCCTATAATTAAATTACCATTAATTGAGTCATAAGCAGCAGTATATACTGCTCTTTGATCATTAGGTTCTGCTGCCAAATCTTTATCTTGAAACCATGTTCCAAAAGCTTCAGAACTAGAACTTGAGCTTGAACTTTCAGAGCTTGAAGAACTTGAACTTGAACTTGATGAACTTTCAGAACTACTTGAAACAGAACTTGATGAGCTTGAATATGTCCCTGAAAGCACAACTCTAAGCTGTACCCATCCATTACTAATAAATCCTCTTTTATCATAATTAGCAAATGACGCTGAAGTTACCCCACTTTCAGTAGTTGCAGTTTTATATTGCACTAATAAACCCACAGGCCAAGATGAACCCAAATATTTATTAGTACCGATTGCTGCATGTAATTCTCCTGTAAAGAATGCATCCGATATAGCTGATCCACTTGAAATAGGACATATATTCCGTATAACTTCATTAAGCCCTGAACCTGAAATTGAAAGATTATTTACAGTCCAATTTCCTGCAAATGATAAGGCATTATCTTCATCAATTGATGCTCCCGAAACACCAAACCAAGTTGTAACAATCCCACCTTCTGATTCTGAAGAACTTGATGAACTTGAACTCACAGAGCTTGAAGATTCAGAACTTGAGCTTGAAGATGAACTTTCAGAACTACTTGACGAACTTGAGCTTTCGGAGCTTGAGCTTGAGCTTGAGCTTTCAGAACTGGATGAGCTTGAACTGCTCTCACTTGAACTTGACGAACTTGAGCTTTCAGAACTTGAACTTGAACTTGAGCTTTCAGAACTGGATGAGCTTGAACTGCTCTCACTTGAACTTGACGAACTTGAGCTTTCAGAACTTGAACTTGAGCTTGAGCTTTCAGAACTGCTTGATTCGGAGCTTGAGCTAACAGAACTGGATGAGCTACTTGAACTGGTATCAATAGCTACAACATGATAATGCTTATTATCAAGAGAATACCCACTTGCACTAATTGAAGTGGTCATTGTATTATCCACACCTGCTTGTAAAATATATGTGGATGAACTCTTAGTCTTAAATTTATAGTAATGTGGACTTCCTTCCTGAAATACATGAATCAAATGATCTGCTGAAGGTTGTAAACTAAATGTTGACCAATCAGACCATTTATCAACTCCACCTGATATTATTGTACTATCACTCCCATTATCAAATGTAAGTCTTATAGGATCAATTAAATAATCTTCTATTGCATTCTTTCTCTTTTGAATTGATGCTCCTGTTATGATAGTATCTTGAGCAGAATGCCCTCTAAAAAGAACCCTTGTAAATGGTTGACTACCATCATTTGTTATTTCTGTATTAAGAATGATAACTCTATAATTTTTCGAATTAGGATCAAAATCATCAGTATCAGGGTCTTCAACAAAAGCAAATGAAGTACTTGAAGAACTTGAGCTTGAACTTGAGCTTTCAGAACTGGAACTGCTTGAACTACTTTCGCTTGAGCTACTTGAGCTTTCGGAGCTTGATGAGCTTGAGCTTGATTCAGAACTGCTTGAGCTTGAGCTTGATTCAGAACTGGAACTGCTTGAACTGCTTTCGCTTGAGCTACTTGAGCTTTCGGAGCTTGATGAGCTTGAACTTGATTCAGAACTGCTTGAGCTTGAGCTTGAAACGGAACTTGAGCTTGAGCTTGAGCTTTCGGAACTGGAACTGCTTGAACTGCTCAAACTTGAGCTACTTGAACTTGAGCTTTCAGAACTGGAACTGCTTGAACTACTTTCGCTTGAGCTACTTGAGCTTGAAGATTCGCTTGAGCTACTTGAGCTTGAACTCAAAGAACTTGAACTCAAGGAACTTGATGAGCTACTTGAGCTTTGAGCACAAGTAACATCCTCTGCTGTCAATGAAAAATTATCATAGTAAACTGTTATATTAGATTGAACATAAGTATTGGATTGTATTTCCAATCCATTTACAGGTATAGCACCTGAACCACATACAGAATCAGTCTGTACAGCTTCCCAAGAACCACCACTTGTCCATCTAAAGCTTGTCCAATTATTATCAATTCTTCTAATTCTAAGTTTTCCTGCCGTTGTTAACTCTGAAAATGTGCTTTCTGTTGGAGTACCACCTACCCATGATCTTGATATCCATTCATTTGCTTGAGGTTCATAAATCATCCTCATGCCGTTAAAACCATCAATAAAAACTTCAAGCATTATTTCTGTATTACCTGATGGACTAACAGTACCTAATTCCCAATCAATTTGAGTATCAAAATCACCTGCATCTATACCGAACCTACTTTCTATTTCTGGATATGATATATCATTAACAGTAATAGTTCTAAGTTTATTGTTGAAAATATCTACATCACCAAAAGATAACCAATTATGGACATTCGGCAAATCTCCATTGGAACCTGTAAAATCATCTGCATATGGATTCACAAAACAGGATTCAGAGCTACTTGAGCTACTTGAGCTATTGCTTGAGCTACTTGAGCTTGAAGATTCGCTTGAGCTACTTGAGCTTGAAGATTCGCTTGAGCTACTTGAGCTTGAGCTTACGGAACTTGAGCTTGAGCTTGAGCTTGAGCTTTCGGAACTGGAACTGCTTGAACTGCTCTCACTTGAACTGGATGAGCTTGAGCTTTCGGAACTTGAACTTGAACTTGAGCTTTCAGAACTGGAACTGCTTGAACTGCTCTCACTTGAACTGGATGAGCTTGAGCTTTCGGAACTTGAACTTGAGCTTGAACTTTCAGAACTGGAACTGCTTGAACTGCTCTCACTTGAACTGGATGAGCTTGAGCTTTCGGAACTTGAACTTGAGCTTGAACTTTCAGAACTGGAACTGCTTGAACTGCTCTCACTTGAACTGGATGAGCTTGAGCTTGAAGATTCGCTTGAGCTACTTGAGCTTGAGCTTTCGGAACTGGAACTGCTTGAACTGCTCAAACTTGAACTTGAGCTTGATTCTGAACTTGAGCTTGAGCTTCCCGAATAACTACTTGAGCTTCCCGAATAACTACTTGAGCTTGAGCTTTCGGAACTGGAACTGCTTGAACTACTCAAACTTGAGCTACTTGAGCTTGAGCTTGAAGATTCGCTTGAGCTACTTGAGCTTGAGCTTTCGGAACTGGAACTGCTTGAGCTTGATTCAGAACTTGAACTTGAGCTTGAGCTTTCAGAACTGGAACTGCTTGAACTGCTCTCACTTGAACTGGATGAGCTTGAGCTTTCGGAACTTGAACTTGAGCTTGAGCTTGAGGATTCGCTTGACGAACTTGAGCTTGAGCTTTCGGAACTGGAACTGCTGGATGAGCTTGAGCTTACGGAACTTGAGCTTGAGCTTGAGCTTTCGGAACTGGAACTGCTTGAACTGCTCAAACTTGAACTACTTGAGCTTGAGCTTTCGGAACTTGATGAGCTACTTGAGCTTGAGCTAACCGAACTGCTTGAGCTTGAACTGCTCAAACTTGAACTTGAGCTTGATTCTGAACTTGAGCTTGAACTTGAAGATACACTTGAGCTACTTGAGCTTGAGCTTTCGCTTGAGCTACTGAAGCTACTTGAGCTTGAGCTTGAACTATCAGCACAATCAACATCATCATAAGTAACATTAAAATAATTTACATGAGAATGTAAAGTACTATTTAACTCCTGTTCAAATGCAATTCTAAAATAAACATCATTTGTCTCACTATTAACAATAGTTAGACCATTAATATCACCATTCCACTCCCATCTTGACAGATTATTATTATAAACATAAACTTTTATTACACCTGATTCTCTTGATATTCTAAAATTAGTTCCTGCTTCAGTCCCATGACTTGAAGGACGATCTTCTTCCTCATTGGTCTCCAAATAAGAAGTATAACCTATATCTACTCCATTAGCACTAAATCTATTTTCACCTAAACTATTTCTAGCCCTTTCAATATATCCAAGATTAGCATTATCACTTCTTCTGAAAACCTGAATCAGAAGAATTTTTGTCTCATCTACACTTGGAGTAGGATTACAATTCGTTTGAAGTCCATATTCAGTATCAACATCAAAATCACCTATTATAGAATATCTTGAATCAATCCAAGCAAAATAATTTTGTTGATCTGAAGCATGTGCATCAAAATCAAGATGGTTATTGACATAGAAAAATACACCAATATCATTCGTTCCAACTTCCCATCTATGAACATTTAACTCTATTCCTGCAAAATCATCACTTACAGACACATAGCATGAAGTTGAACTTGAACTGCTTGATGAGCTAACAGAGCTTGATGAACTGGATGAACTTTCAGAACTTGAACTGGAAGATGAAGACGAACTGACAGAGCTTGAAGATGAAGATGAAGATGAGCTAGAGCTTGAACTTGAACTACTTGAGCTTATACTTGAACTTGAAGAACTGACAGAACTACTTGAAACAGAACTCAAACTAAAACTTGAGGAACTTAAACTTGAACTTGAACCTGATTGTGAGGATGAACTAGACGAACTTGACCTGATTTGAACATCAAAATATAACCCTTCTCTATCAGAATAAAAATTAGTATTTTTAACTTCAACTGTAAAATATAATTTATCTTCTTCAGAATAGAAAATATTATTGCTTTGAACTTCAACACTAAAATATAATTTCTCTGTATCACCATCTTTAATTATCATTTCAACACGTATCTATTACTAATACCTTTGTGCAATGATTAGCTACATCTCCACCATCCTTTTGTAATTCCCAATAAAGATCATACTCAGCAGCACTTGCCGTAACAGTTAGACCAACTTGAGTATATACTTTATTACCATCTATTTGAGCTTCAGAACGTGGAATGATAATATTATCCTTTTTAGAACCTTTTATTGCATAATATGCTCCTGAAGGAGAAAGAGGTTCACCATTATCTCTCCAAACATTTATTTGGACTGTAGGTATGTCATTTTTACATAACTCAATATAGGTTTTTTCACTCATTATTTCCTCTTTTTCTTTTTCTTCTTCCTACCTAATCTGAATTTCATAGCTTTTTTGAATTTACCTATTAAAGCAATAGTTATCTTCTTGCTGAAATCCTTTGACCACGTTGAAATGACTACCTTTTCAATTTGATCAAATGGAATTTCTTTTAAATTTTTCATATAATAACTTGGTTTAAAAAAATATCTTCTTACTGCCCTTTCCAGATAAGGCCACCTAGCTTGAACTTTTTGCCATGTGAACTTTACATCCCCAGGTTTTTGTAATTCCTTCATCCATTGCTTTAAGAATCTTTTTCTTACTGCCCTTGGAATATAAGTAAAGTTTATAGCTTGTATTATTCTCCATTGGTGTCCGGTATTTGGATGAAGACCCTCAATACTATACATAAAAATGATAGTAGGTTTAGGATCATGTTCCCATGCCTGATATTTAAAAGTATAAAAATGCCCTGTAGTTAAAGTCACACCTTTAAATCTTTTTTTATAAACACGTCTTAATGGCATTTAACACCTTAATTCACTTCTAAGTTATGCTTTTTAATACTCCACCATAATGATTCAACTGCTTCTTTAAATGCTTCTTTAGGAGTTTTCGTTCCTTTTGAAGACCCAACATATCCATCATAATTCCATGAACCATAATAAGGTTTTGATTCTCTTGGATCATGTATTATAATATTCATAGATATAAAAACTTTTTTTGATCCTACATTAGTGTACTTCCCACCTTTTTTCCAAAATTCTTTTGATTCTTTATATATTTTTTCAATCTCTTTTACAGTCAATGGATTTTTCATACCACTTCCACCATAATATGTTACTCCTGTTTTGGGGTCTGTGGATGAAATATTTGGTTCATGTTGATTCAAAATCATTCTTTGAAAATCAATATTAGCATTCAAAGTTACTGAACCAACTTTCACCTTACCTCTACTATCCATCATTTCTCCCAAATACTTATCTACTAAATCCATGAACCCCCCTTTTATACTTAAGATTCAATCCAATCAGTTATAGTATTCATGGTATCCATTCCACCATGTATCTTTTTAGCAATTTTATCCTTTCCAAGTTTATCTATTAACTTTTTCGTCATAGCTTTATCTTTCTTTTTGATATGTATTCCAAAACTTGATTCTATATCCTGTATTAAAAATGAACCTATCCTATCTTTACTTCCTGAATCATGTCTTTCTTTAGCTTTCTTACTTAAAGTTGCTGCAAGTCCTAGTGGTGTATTTTTAGCATATTTAGATGGATCATATTTTAGTGAATCCAATGATGGTGAATTTCCAACCGGATATCTTCCTTCTCCTAAATATTTATCTATTAAATCCATGTTATATTTTCCCTATACTTTTCCTGTCTTAGCCATTTTATCTAATTGTTTTTTCATTTTGGCTAAATCATTCAGAGCACTTGAAACTATAGAATTAACTGCTGTACCATAATCTCCTGTTGCTTTTGCAACCCTAAGATTTCCCTGCCAATTTACCATCATTTGATCTAAGTAACCTGCTAGGTACATAGCACTTTTACCTTTAGCAAAATCAGCTTCATCTAAAGCTGATTCAATTTTATCTAATACACTCATAACTCCCCCCTTTATACAAAATTCCAAATTCTTCCTTCAGCATTTTTAAATTGCATAATTTCATCAGGATTATCAAGTTCAGTTTCCTTCTTTATTCCTGCAAAATGACCTTCTGCATTAGTACCTGCTAAACTGATATAATCTTCTCCAAACATTACATCTACTCTGTCCCCAGGTCTGAAGTCTCCCCACCAATTCATGAATTGAATGGGTCTTACACCCTCATATTGCTCTTTCGGAAAATTTGGGTGTCCCGTTGAATAAACACTTGACTCATCAACAAACATTTCTATCTTTTTTAAAAGTTCCATTTATATAATCTCCCCTTTTTTATCTATTAGAACCAAACTTTCATCTCAAGTTTCTTTGGGTCTCCTTTTATTGTCATATGTTTACTTTGCATCTCATCTGCAAACTCTCTGTAACTTTCAATATTCTTAAACGTCCAAACAGTCCACATTTTTCCTCTTTCATTACTAGGACTTAAGTTTCCACCAACTCTTTTAGATACAGTGTTTACGTCTTTCCAAGAAAGCTTACCTTCACCTAAATATTTATCTATTAAATCATCCATTTAAATCTCCTTACACCATCTTAGTTCTTCTATTTCTTATATTCGTTACCCTTCTTGATGGAATTTTTTTAATTTCTTTAGCAAGTATAATAGACTTCTTATTTATAGCTACAGAAACTTTCATTGCATCATCTCTTTTTCCACTCACTACAAGAGACCTAGCCATATTAAGCCAATCTTCCATAGTTGATATATTTCTAACAACACTATCCACATTTGCTTTAGCTTGAGATAGATCAATAAAGTCTTCTTTCAATATAAATTTATCAAACTTACCTAAATCCATTACTTTCTCCTGAATAAATCTTTTTCTGTCAAAATAACAAACTCAAATCCAAGTTTCTTACAATATTGTTCTGCTGCCTTAAATTTAGCTTGATTTACCATAAAGGTATGTTCCCGTATCATCATAGTCTTTTGACTCTTTTTACCCCTTTTAGGCATTCTCATGTCTTTTTCAGGTTTGACTTCAACTATAAATTTTTTTCTCTTATTCCTAAACTTCACATAAAAATCAGGATAATATATCCTGTTTCTTCCACTGGTAGGATCAAAATATCTTATTCTATGCCCTTCACTTGACCAATCAAAAACATCTTTGTTATAGTCAAACCATTCACACATCCTATATTCCCAAGAAGACCTACATATAATGGGATAAGTTCCACAATATTTTTCTGGATTAAAAGGAACATATTCTCTTTCATTCTTACTTCTCTTATACTTTTTCATCCTATAAGCTTAAATACATTCCTGTATTCTGTTCAATCACATTATGCATCATATCTGCATAGATGCCCTTTGCTTCATACTTAACCTTATAGTTCATTCCTCTTATAGAACCAAACTCAATATCATATAAATCCATTGAAGTAAGAGTAATTTTAATATAATTAATGCCTTTAGAATTTCTTCCAATTCTAAATGAAAAATAATCATCTCCCCCTACAAGATTCTTTGCCCCCATCATAACTAGTGCTTTATGACCTAATTGCTTTTTGATGGTATTAGCAACCTGCATATTAGTAGCTTCACCAAGATACTTTTCAACTAAATCCATATCTCTGACTCCTATAAGAATTTCCTAATTCTCTTTCCTCTAGCTGTCTTTCCAGAAGTAGCCTTTCGTTTTTTCATCCGTGTCCATCTTTTATATTTAGTAGTCCTTCTAAATTTCTTAGCCTTCATTTTTATTTGTGCTCTTTTTCTACGATATGCCATTCTTCTTTTTCTTTTATCTGAAGGTCGGATTTTAACCTTCTTAGCAGAGAAAGCTTCATCCATATCATCATCAGCTATATCATCAATGATTCCAGTTACTTCATCAATTTGATCTTCAGACAGACTTTCAGTATTAAGATTCATAATGAAGTCCATCATCTTATCCATCATTTTAG